CTACGAACAAAAACAAACCCGGACACACCACCGGGTTGCAGGCCATAAGCCTGCTCGATCTATTGCGTACGTCCCTGATCCAGCGTGGGCTGGACTTCGACGAGAGAGTCAGGAAATGCAGAGACAAGGCGCGAGCCAAGTCAATGCAACTCCCCGACTATGTGCATATTACTATCGCACAGTCTGACCGTGATCACGCGAGCTTGATGCTCGCACAGATCGGTCTAGACTCCCAAGTCGAAGAGGACTTTGTTACTACCCCGGTTCGAGACCGGGTGCAGTCTCAGTTGCGCGTTTCCTTTGCGCGCTTGAACACGGCAGCGGTCGGTGGCCCTCGTGGCGTAAATTCCGATTTACCTCCTGTTCAAGATACTGAGATGAACGCTTTTGCACTTAGTGCAGTCCAAGTGGCCATCGGCTACCTTCGGACACTGTATGACAACGACAAGAAGATTCAGTCGTTTTCTAGTTCCACACAGTTGAGCGTTCTGCATACACTCCTCTCGCCTACTACTTACACGAATTACATCCAACTTGTGAAGTACGCAGGCGAGTATATGCATGCACGAAGCCTAGGACAGGACCTCCCTAGTCCCCCGGCGTGGTGGACTTGTGGGGTCCCCCTTCTTTTTCACGGGCCCATCCGTCGTTACCTAAGGAATAGAATGATCTCCGAAGGTGATCGTAACCAAAAACTCTTCTGGTCGATCGCGCAGATAAAACGTTGCGCAACGGCGGTCCCTGAATCGTTCGTCAATGCTGCACTCAAGAAACATCGTGCGGCGATGGAGAAGCGAGCCGAGCCATGTCACCATACGTTCCTTGATAGTATGCGTGACAAGTTTAACAACTTGCTCGATCACTTCGACTTTGGCGATCCTTTCAGGGTCACGGAGTACTCGTCAGCAGCCGCGTATGAGAACGGCGCCGCTGACGGAGGCGGAAAGGCATTCCTCCTTTCTACCCTCGTTCACACGGGTTTTACCACCAACGATGAGCTTCTCCAGATGGCTTATCACCCGTGTACTGGTGTTCAAGAGCGTCGCGGCTTTGCAACCGCGCCGATCAGTGAACTTCTTCACCACGAGTCTATTGTAGGCAGGACTCGTTGCTCGGCTAAGGTCTATCCAGTCCTTGAGCCTTGCAAAGTCCGTACGATCACCAAGGGTAACGCCATTCCCTATAGTATCGCACGGTCTGTCCAACGTATTCTCCATGGACAGATGAAGAAGCTTCCTCAGTTCTCACTGATCGGTGAGCCACTAGATCTGGTCACTAACAGACAGCTCGAATGGCTCATCCGCCGCTCACCCACCGGCAGTTTCGCTTCCGGTGACTTCAGTGCAGCTACTGACAACGTCAAGATTGAGTTGACTCGCTTGTTCTTTGAACTTTTCTTGAACAGACTTGCGATTCTCAAAACGGTGTCAGCTCACCACATGCGCGTCCTACGCGCCGTGCTTTATGAGCACGAGATCGAGTATCCGAAATCTTCTGGACTCGACAATGTGGTGCAGGCCAATGGCCAGCTTATGGGCTCTGTACTCAGCTTTCCAATCCTCTGTGCGATCAATCTCTGCACTTATTGGCATGCTGTACAACCCCATAGTACCGATGTAGATCAACTCAACGTCCTCATCAACGGTGATGATATTCTTTTCAGAACGAATCGGGCCTTCTATCAAAGATGGCTCGATGTCCTCCCCCAGGCTGGGTTTGTTCCTAGCCCTGGAAAGAATTTCTTTCACCCTCGGTACTGCACTGTGAACACTCAGTTGTTCAATGTGACACGTAACATCGTCACACCCATACCTTTTTTCAACGCAGGTATGCTCCTCGGCCAGAGTAAGGTCTCGGGGGCCGGCAATTCCAAGCCGGTCTGGACCCTCTACAACAACGTCATCGCTGGCGCGTCTGATCCCGTTCAGGCGCACTATGGTTTTATGCATTACAACCACCAAGCGATGACTCTGGCCTCGAAGTCGAACGACGGTTACCAGATGAACTACTTCCTTCCGACGCGTCTTGGCGGTCTCGGTCTTAAAAACCCGAGTCTCACCTACCTGACAACGTCGTATGCGAAGAAGCTCACCCGTTCAGAGCTGGCTGAGCGATCACCTTATGTCCTGGTAAATAAGGTTCAACACAAGATCGCCACACATCTTCAAAAGCTCTGGACCACGCCCTACACAACCCCACCGTGTAGACCCATCGGCGAAAGGATCGATCTCGATAGATCTGACCGCCAAGGGTTCCCTGACATTAAGATGCCTGACAAGCGCATCTGTGTTCAGGGTATGACGTGTCCCCAACCGCCGTTCTGTGAGGAGATTGAACAGACAGAACTCCATGAGCCCAACTGGCGTCCAGTACCATACAGCCTCCAAGAACTTGAGGTTCTCGGTTATCGTCCGACCGGCGTCAAGCTTTATTCATCAGTGAAGAAGCTAACACCGATCAATCAACTCATTGACGATTTCCGTGAATACAAGTACGTGGGGGCCTAACGGTACAGCAGTTGTCTTACCTTGCCGACCGACCATGTCGTTAAACTGGCCTTACCCCGGTAAGTTCCATGGGGTCTCACTGTTAAGCATCCAAAACCGTTACACGAGAGTGTTATAAAAATGTCGGTGCTAAGCTGCCTACGTGACATTGCGTAGGGCGGAATGCCAACAGACTGCACGGATGCAGTAAATTGTAGAAGAATAGGTCACTTTCTCTGAGTTCGGAACACAGGACGCACAACGCACAGCGTTGACCTCCGGTGATAACGAGAATGATGAGTTTTGGTGTTAAACTTAAATGTGCCTACTACTTTCCTTCAGTGAGATGAACAGTCGCTTGTCAGAGCAAGGTCTCCCACACAACTCTGAATGCCACGTGCAAAGAAGGGACCCGCACCCAGAAAGCGGGCGTCCAAACCGAGACGTCAAACCGGTCAGAAATCACATCAACGCATTCCCCGCCAACGCGGCTTCCTAGCCGAGATGGAGGAGGATGTGATGAGAGCCATGAACTCCAAGACCGCGACCAAGTTCCTCAACTGGGTCAGTGGTCGAGGCGACTACAAGGTTTCCGCGAATTCGCTAGTCGACTCTGGCGCGCCACCGTCGTTTGTTTCAGACGGCAACGGCTTCCGAGTCAGACACCGCGAGTACATCCGCGATATCGTGAGCCCCGGGGCAGTATTCAACAACTACCCCCTCGCGATCAACCCTGGTCTGCCGGAGACTTTCCCATGGCTCTCCTCCATCGCTTCCAACTTCGAGGAGTACGAACTCCACGGCCTGCTGTTCGAGTTCCGAACTCTTTCAGCTGTAGCTGTCTCCTCGACGAACACGGCACTTGGTGCTGTTGTGCTTGCGACGAACTATGACGTCTACGATCCTGCCTTCTCCAACAAGCAGCAGATGGAGGCCTACGAATTCTCATGTAGTGGGCCCCCTTGCGCGTCACTCCTACATCCAGTAGAGTGTGCGCCTCGTCAGACCGTCAACCCCATCAAGTACGTCCGTACTAACGGAACGGTCCCTCCCGCAGGTGACCTCCGTATGTACGATATGGGTCTCTTCCAGATCGCCACTGTCGGCCAACAGGCCGCCAGCAACATCGGCGAACTCTGGGTGACCTATGACGTCAAGTTCCTCAAGCCTAAGCTCCCTGCTGTCGTAGGTGAGATCATCCCTGCCGCATCCTTCGGCCTGACGCCCATCAGCGCTGTCGGCGACTTCTACGCTCCTAAGCAAGTCGAAGGCAGCACGCTGGACGTGGACTTCCTGGGCTCGACCTCCTTCCGTATCAAGAAGAACGGACGCTTCGTCATTCGGCTGATGTGCAACTCCACAAGCACATACAACGCCAGCCTCGCAGACTATTCCGAGTCGGCGGGCGCGACGGAGTGTAAAGCCTCGTACTGGACCCAACCCATCCAACTTGGCACAGGCGGTCAGCTCTACATGTCCCAGTGGGTCGTCGATTGCATTGGCGACTCCACCGGCCCTGGCGGCACGATCACCAAGATCGCACCAACCATCACAGGTTCTTCGGTCGGATCTCTCACCATCCAACAGATCCCATCCAACCTGAACTGGACGGCAATCGCGTGATGCGACTACTACCGGTTTTACGCCTCGGTAGGCGTAGTAACTTAGAACCTTCCCCAACCTCCGGGGGTAATCCCACATTTTGCAATGATCGTTCCTGGTCCCTCTTCTGCTGACGCTACACCAACGCCGTGTGTAACTATCAGAGTCGAGAACCGACTGGACGTGTTGAAAGCAAATCATT